AATGCCAGCCGTATTAGGATCAAAATTAGCCTGACCTATTCCCTCTAACGCAGTAGCTCCTGCAACAGTACTGGGCAAACCTTTTTGTTGTGTAGGCGTCAAAGGACGCACTTGATCTGGCGATATCCCATATCTATCGTATATTTTTTGTTTTATAAAATCGGAATCGCCCTGTGGATCATATGAGTTAGCCATATCAGTCCTTAATAATAAACGTGTCTTCTACGAAAATCCCTAGGTTCATCTTCTTCATCCGTCTGCAACCTTAAGAATCCACCTTGCCTGAATCTGATCAATGCCTGAACAGAACTGTCCACCAAGTCATCGTGATCCCCATTCGGAAACGCTGCCATCTCCTCAACCACCTCGCTCGCCCACCTAGTGTCAGGACACCATACTTTACCCGACTTGAACAAATCCGTCACGCTATTCAAACGCACAAACTTGTCATTTCCCCTACTCGGAGTATATTCCGTCACCACAATACCCATCTGCCTCAATTAAAAGATCAACGGACTACCCGCCGCCTTCGCCTCAATCACAAACGAATCAGGTTGCCACTCTTTATAAAACTCATATGCCGTCTGCTTTAACTCAGGAAACTCCATCCTCTTCTTAAACGCATCCAACAAAATAATGTTCTTATTATTAGGATCCTCGTTCAAATTAAATATCCCCCAAGTCGTACACGCAGAATAGTCACTCCTCTCATTCTTCGTAAACGCAGTATCCCAACTCTGAATAATAAACTCACATGGAGGAGGCGTATCACTCTCCCATACCTTCCACCAATCCCTCTTCACCAACGCACCCTCTTCACCTGTAGGTTGCTGCTGGTACTGAGCATTCCACTTCATCGGTGGCAACTCTTCCCTCAACGCCGACAACTCACTCAAACTCCAAAACTCTGGCCACAACGGATTCCCACTCGGCATAATGGCAGGCAACTCAATCACCTCCCACTCTTCCCCCTTATCCCTACCCAACGCATCCTTGATAATCCGACCAGTCAAATCCCTCTCTGACCATCTCGTCATCACAACAACAATACTTCCACCAGGCTGCAAACGCTGCCTAGGCCCAGACGTATACCACTCATACACCCGGTCAAATACACTCGGATCACCCAACGCCGCCTCTTGCTCACTATGCGGATCATCAATAATAAGTAAATCCGCACCCTTACCCGTTACCGTACCACCCACACCAATCGCAAAATATTCGCCATTCTTATTGGTACTCCACCTACCCGCCGCCTTACTATCCTGCCTCAAATTCACTTCAGGAAACACAGTCTTATACTGCTCACTCCCCACCAAGTTCCTAACCTTCCGTCCAAACCCAACCGCCAATTCCGCAGTATTCGAACACTGAATTACCTTCTTATTGGGAAACTTACCCAAAAACCAACTCGGCAATAAATAACTCGCAAACTCACTCTTCGTATGCCTAGGAGCCATATTGATAATCAACCGCTTACTCTCTCCCCTAGCAATAGCCTCAAACTTCTTCGCCATCACAGCATGATGCCGACCCGCAACAAAGCCAGGCCACATCATCTTCACATAATCCATAAACTTCTCTTGCGCCTTCTCCCTCTCCACCGCCTCACGGAAACTCCTCACCTTTTCCATAAACTCCAAATACTGATCCTCGGGCATAGCCTCCAACAACTCATCTAACTTCATATGTCTTTATACCTCAAGTCACTAGGCCGAACAGATCTACTCCCCTTCCTCCTCTTCACCGCACCTAACTTCTCCAGCCTCGTAATAATCTTCCCAATATTACCCAACCCATTCTTACCCCTTATCCTCGCTATATCCCGATAAGACGGCGCACAGTAATACCGAGCCCAATACTCCCTAATAATCTGATATACCTCACTCTGTGCCGGGGTCATCTATGGAACCCATCACTTTCATCAAGGGGGGGTGTTTCCATAAAGTTATCCACAGGATGTTCCACGGCATTTTCAGAGGGGTGGGGGACATCTGAGTCGGACTCAGATCTTAACTCATTGATTTCATTAGGGTTTTTGGGGGTGCTTGAATTTTCTGGTGGTTGTTTGTGTGGAACACTATGCAACGAATCATGGGACTCCTTCGGCTCGATTGGGGGGGTGGCACCAGGGTGGGCCTGGGCTGCGAGCTCTTCCAAAAGGGCGTGCGCCTCAACGTCCACAACGTCCGCTGTGTCGCGTTTGAGCAGGCGTTTGAGTTCACCCAATAGATTGTCGCGCGCTGAAGTGCTGCTGACTGCCCGGCTTTCCTGGGCCTGCTCTTTAAACATATCCACACCGGAAATAGAACCGATGACCTTGGCCGCGTTGATAATGTCACTGTGGCGCGCGCCATCGTCCAACAATACAGCTGTGAGCGAATCCACCACGAGCGCCTTTAAATGTCCAGGGGAACGATATTCCAACCTTTCCATGGCCAGCTTGACGCGCTCTATCTCAAGGGCTATTAAAGGATTTCGACTAAGCTTTTGCGCGTCCGCGCCGACAACGCTGGGTTTTGCCTTGGTGTTATACGCTTTCCGGTATGCTGCGCTCTTACTCTCACCATTAATAGCTATCTCTTTAACGAAACGCTTTTGTTTTGGTGTGAGTTGTTTTTCCCTTTGTTTATTCATTATTGATGAAACGGGTATTTGATTTAGTGCTTCGCTTATCTCTGATTTGGTCAACATAACTACTCACCTATTCGGTTCGTTAATCCAGGCCCCGATTATAGGGGAACAAAAGGGAAAACCGCAACACCCCTGCACCGATTAACCAATTACCAGGCGCCAAGTTACCCGGCAAACTTTCCAAGCTTTACAAACTATTTACACAAACTAAGGGTTTCCCCTAGCTTGACAGTTGTAAATGATTGCACTATCTTACAGCTTTCCGCAATTATCTACAACGCACTACACGAAAGGGCAACACATGAAAAAACTTTTCTTTAACACCGGCCGCACATACAGCGACAAGGGCCCGCGTATTGGCGCTGCTCTATTAGATGATGGCCGCATTGTGATGGTCGATATCGACCGCTACATTGACGCCACGCTGCCAGCTAATGTTAACTTCACGCCGGTAGCAATCCTCAAATCCTATGACTTGGGAGAGATGGATTACCGCGTTGAAGATTACGACCTCAAAACCGAATTGCAGGCAGCTGCAGAAAATACACCACTTCCCGCTTTCCCCATCATTTACTAAAAGGACCTAACCATGAATCAATCACAGAAAAGAGAAATTATCAAACTTCACGCCATGCACACACTTGGAATGAATGACACCATCGCGCGCAGCTTATCTGCTCTAATCCGCTCCGCCATGACAAAAAAGCAAATAACAGAATTGATGCAATACGCCGCCGCCTTTAACGTAACCACTCACCCCGACTTCATTATCTAAGGACCTAACCATGAACGACATCACAATTGACACAATCAGCAGCATCGCAGCGTTTATGCACCATGAAAACCTCAAATCCAAATACATAGCCTTGGCCACAAAACAGCTTAAGCCTGGCAAGTATTACAAAATCGATAAATCACTAATCATTGACGCCGCCAGTGTAAAAACAACCGAGCAGCTGCAGGAATCGATTAACCGAATCAAAGCCGCCCAGCAAGTAACCCAGCAGGAAATTAACCAGCATTCACAGTTTAAGCCGCTTAAGTGAATTCTATAAGCCCATACTGTGGGCTTATGGGGCAACACTTCGCCCGGCAACTAACCAAAAAGGATAACTAATCATGGGATGGACCTCTTACACAATCGACCGAAACGAAAAAACCGCGGACGTGCTGCAGCGCGAATTGTCCCAGGACAGCGCCCAGGGCGCGCGCACCAGCTGGGAAGTAATCGACCACAGCATGGCCGGCAGCACTTACTATGCAATCATTAAACGCACCGAAACCACCGGCGCCACTATGTACTATGGGATGGTGGTCCTAACTGAACGCCGCGCTAGCTATTCGCGCGACACCGTAGAATTTTATTTTAAAGACATGACCGAGGATATGGGACCGCACTACTATGACATGCCCGCGCGCATGCTCAATAAGCTGGACCAGCTTTCCCCCAATCCCACCGGATACGCCAAAACTTGGCGCGAAAGCTGCCGCGAACACTTGGCCAGGAAATCACAAAAGGCCGCACAGCGCCGCCAAAACAAAAAGCAGCAGCTGGAACGCCTGGCCGCTTTAATCCCCCAATACTTTAAGGCCGCATAACATGGATACTCTAATTCTAATTTTCTCTTTTCTTTTAACTTTCCTCGCCGGTTATTTGATTTTTATCGGCTTATCAATCCCCGCACTGTTCCCGCTGGCCGCCGCCATTATGGGGTTTTGCATTGTCCACCAAGGTGAAAACGCATGAAATACCATTACATTAACAAATCAGAAAACCGCAAAACCGGACCAATTCCAACCACCTACAGCGAGCGCGGAACATGCCCGCCCAGCTGTCCGCACTATGAGGCCGATTGTTATGGTGAAGACTATTTTACCCGGCTTAATTGGAACAAGGTCCCAAGCCGCGGC